TTATTTGAATTTGGTGCATATTTTAATTCTGGATTATCTTTTAGTTCTTCTCTCATTTCTTGAGCTTTTTTAGGCTCAAGATTTTGCATCTGTGATAATACTGCTTGATAACCAGTAAGTCTTTTTGATGGATCTGATTCAAGCAATGCATTTGATGCATTTATTTCTAAAACTCTTATACTTTCATCTCTTTGTATTTTTTTAGTAGCTATTTTTGCTTGTATTAATCTTCTTTTTTCATCAACTGCATCACTAGCTACTTTTTTTAGAAAAGCTTTATTTTCTCCTTCAACAACAGAAAAAGCACTTCGTATTGCAATAGGTAATTTTTCAAATTTATTGTTGTTTAATAAATCTAAAATTTTCTGGGGATCGTCATTTTTAATTATAGAATCATTTACAACGTCTTTTGCTACTTGAAAAACTCTATCATCAAATCTTTTTTCTAAAGCAAGTATAGCTTCAGCACTCATGCCTACTGGTCTTTTTGCTAAAATTTTATTTTTGATTGTTTGTACAGTTTTAAATGTTGTGGCTACTTTTTCATTTTTATTTATTGTTTTACCATCTTTTGTAATATCTGCTGGTATACTTATTGGCACTCCAGATTGTATTATTTTAGGAAGTTCGTTTGTAATTATATTTTCAAAATCTAATGAATACGTTGCCTGTAGTTCTTTTTGTCTATCAGTAATATATTTAGATGCATATGTTTTGTATTCAGCATTAGAATATAAACCAAGAGATGCTTTGAATTTTTTAGCTGTAACAGGACTTTCTGTATCTAATACATCTGCCAATCCAGATACAACACTATCTAGTTGTTTGGCAACTTCTGTTGGATCTACACTATTTTGTTTAGCATTTAATATTATAGCTGACATATCCTGTTTAGCTAACAAGGTAAGCCTATCAGACGTAGCTTCTAATGTAGCTGTTCTGGCATGTCTTCCAAATACAGTATCTTTATCTCCAACAAAATCTAATTCAGTATTACTTTCTGAAGCATCTAATAACTGTTGTTCTGTAGGAGCATTTAAAGCACCATATTCAGCACCTTCTATCTTAGCTGTTTGTACAGCATTTCTATAAAATATCTCTGACATTCTATCTAAGCTGTTACTTAGACCAGCAAGATTGTTAGATCTGGTTTGTTCAAAACTAAAATCAACAGTTGGCATTCTTAGTGCCAAGCCTTTTGTTTTATATCTTTGGTATCTTTCAGCCATATCTATTGTCCACTTGGCATATATCGATTTCTTGGTATTGGTGCGAGAAAATCTGATCTTGTTCCAGTTGTTCCATAATCCATGTATGATGGATTTAAGAAATTATTAGATGTTGATGCAGTTTGAGCTGGTGCTGATCCTATGGTTGAGTAATTGTAACCAGCCATAGCGACACTACTGACAAGCTGTAATGTTGCAAACTTCATAGTATCTCTGGCAGAAGCTCTTAGACTTTCAGCTTGATATTCTGCCTGTTTCATAACAATAGAAGCATTATCTCTAGTAATACTAAAATCATTCATACCAGCTCTTAAACTATACGTTTGTATTATATCTGGTGTTTCTCCTGATTTAAATGGATCTAAATTTCCAGAAAAAGCTCTAGCTACGTTAGCTGACATTACTTTGTTAGTTTCTTTTAAAACTTCAATTCCTTGTTGTTTATAGTTAGCTCTATCAACTCTGCCTTTTATTTCAGTTTGATATGCCTGTGATCTCATGTTTCTAGCATCAGACTTTGCTTTTCCATAAGTAGCACCAGCAGAAACAACACTAGCTATAAGATATAATTCAGCTCCACTCATTGACCTATACTCACTTTAAAATCTAAACTTAATACAGTTAAAAAAACTGGTTGAGTTTGTGTTATTGTTATTTGGGCATCTCTGGTATATCCACGAAATCCCATAGTCTTTTTAGTTCCTGTAAATGTTGGAACACCACCAGATCCAGAAATAGGAAATGTGTCTAAAGAAATATCGAAATTATTAATTGAAACATTTTGAGATTTGAAGAGCAAAGGGGATATTTCAAGTATTCGTCTTTTCTGACTTTGTACTGTCCCAGATGCTAACTTAGGTTCAAATGGCATCGTTTTAACTTCAACATCAAAATCTAATCCAGCTTCCATATATGTTGCTGGTTGAGCTATTGTTGTAACTGCTCCAGAAGAAACTGCCACCGATGGATCAACAATGTCATCTCTTACAACTGCTACAGTTTTCCCTTCTAAATGAGAATGACCAGTATAACTTGTCCCAGAAAAACTAGTTGTTTTTTGTACAGCACTATCTGTAGTAAAATCATCGTCAAAAACTTCTAAATAGAATTTTGTAGATCCACCAATAGTTCTTTTAACAACAACATAAATATCATCTAAATCAACAGCGACATCTACAAAATCTCCATCAGTTTTGAAAAATGAAGGAGCTATAATGTTTTGGCTTTTGTTCATCATAAAACAAGCCATAGATCCAGCAAATTCAGTTGATGCAGAACGATAACCATCGGTAGATGTTCCATTGATTATCATTAATAAATCGCCTTCTGTCGTATCTGTGGCTGGTCGTAGAGCCATCTTTTGAGGATCGATAATTAAGTGTGAGGAGAGCAAACTTATATTATTCGCCACATACGACAGCTCTACGTCTGAAAATAGCATTTCTCGTAATGCCTTTCCCTGTCTTTGTATAAATAGAGTTCCCCCTTCAGCTCCTTGAGGTCTTATATTAGCTTTAGATCCTCTTCTGGTTGCTGATTTGACAACGACATTAGAAGGAGTAATAGGTTCTAAATCTGCTTGAGGTAAGAAAAATTCAGCACCAGATGTAAATATTTGTAAATCTCTTCCTGATTTCAAAGCATTTATAGCATTAACATTATCTGTTGTTAGTGTTACTTGAAGAGCATCATCATCTAAACCTTCATCAGCTTTAAAATCAAAAAACTGCCCAACTTTAGATCCAAACAAAGTTGATGGTAAAGTTGCACTTCCACCAAAATAAAGTCTACCCTCATGGAAAGTACAAGTTCTAGGATAACCTCTAGTTGCTGACCAAGCATCTTCATAGCCAGTTTCTAACTCCCAAGCTCCAGAAGCTATGGCTACATCTTTTTCAAAAAAAGGTGTTTCGGTTACAGCTTTAACTACTGTTGATGACGTAAATTCAATTATTCTAGCTCGACCAAAGCCATTTAAAACATTAATATATTGATCTACATTACCAGAAGAAAACACTCCAGAAGAAGCTGTAATATTAACAGTTCCATCAGTTTCATCTGGTGTAATTGTGGCTGAAGGATTTGATGTTGCTTTGGTAAATTGTGCTTTTGGTTTTGTTAAAGATATCTGTGCTATAGTCCATAAATTATTAGCTGATCCTCTAACTACAGTAAATGGTATTAAATTTTCGTGAACACAAATTAAAGTATCGGTATTTTGTGTAAAATATAATTTTTTTAATTCATAATTACTAACTGAATAAAGTGATCCTGTAGAATAATCTAGATAACTATTTCCAGAATTATTAATGTTAGTTATTAAAGTTTGATTTACATAAAATCGAAACCGAATTGTATTTGTAGTATTAAAAGCTGTAGCAACAATCATAAAATTTTGTGTAGTTGAAAATTCAAAAGGTATTAACATTACACCATTGGAAGCATTATCTGCTGTTAGATCAGTTACAAATTTTAATCCAGCTCTTCGACTAAATCCACCTTGAGGTTCTATTAAAACATTCTTAGCAGTTTCTAGAGCTGAATAATATTGTTGTAAATCTATTCGACCTTTAAGTAGAGGATCTATTGCTCCTAATGAAAAGTTAGATTGATATTGTTGCAATCTAGCCATATTATCTCACATCAGTTAATAAATAATCTTGTATTACAGATGGTGTTTGACCAGCACTATCAATGTTTACTGCTTGTCTAAAAAAGCCACCTCTATATCCTTCTACTGCTACTCCTAATGCTACACCTCGCCAATATTCAGATTTAGCTGTTTGATCAGTCATTACTTCAGCTAAATGCCAAGCTAACTGGTAGGTTAATAATTGTGTAAAATATGAAGGCATATTACCTTCTTCTACACTTCTTTGGTAATCTATAAATATTGCAGTTTGATTTGTTAGTAAGGCTGAATAACCACCAAGAGTAGTTCCCATTTCCCAACTTGTAATAGTTGGACTTCCAGCACTAGAACTTGCCCTGACAGCTCTAGGAACTCCAGTAAGCATATCATTAGGCATTGTGTATTGATATGTCCATTCCGAGTTAGGAGTTTCTACATCTCTATTTAATTCTTTTTTAGCTATTGAGAATGACCACGAGTACATTCCAAGAGTTGTTGCTTTTATATCTGGATAAATTAAAGCACAAGCATTACCAGCAGTAGATCCATCAGTAAAAGAACTTATACTTTCAGCACCAAGAAGGAGAAGAGCTTTATTACAAATTCTTACTTCAGTATCTCCAGATGCCATTTATTCCTCCAAGAAGTTAGTTAGAAGCACACTTAAATATATGCTTCTAACAAATTGTTTTAATACAAATTAATCGCCATCTGTACTTGCTAATGTAGTTCCATTGTTTACATCCACAACTCCAGAAGCATTACTCAAAACATAAAGTAAAGTTGCGACTAAAGTTCCACCAGTTGAGGTGTTAGCAAAGATCATATCTCCAACAGCTACTTCATCTGCAACTGAATTGAAATAACCTTCAGTATTAGCATCAGCTACACTATCTGTTGAAGTGTATGAAAAGATTTGGGGAGCTGTACCTTTTTTGGATTGCCCACCAATAGGATTCCATCCATCTCTAGAAAAAGCCATGATTAAGCCTCCCTTGTTATGATATCACAGATACCATCAGCATCTATAGCAACAGCACCCATAGAGAGCATTGCAGTTACTAAAAATGAAGTTTTTTCTGGGATATAGTTTATTTCAGTCTTAGGAGCTATACCGACAGCACAACCCACAGCAGACTTATGAAAAGCAAAGTTTGTTCTGTCATTACTTCCATCTTTAGTAAGACCACCTTCGTCACGATCTCCTAAAACATGAATTGTAAATCCCATGAACTCTCCGATTTGCCCACTACCTTGAGACAAAGCTTTTAGTGAAGCATAGTCAGCACTAATAGCTCTTTCATCAGCAAGTAATGAAGCTAGACCAGAAGCGTGAATAACCATATGTCGATCTGTTGCTGGTACGTTTTTAATGTTCAGCTTTTCAGATGCCTGTATGATTTTTCCAACTGAAAGTCCAGAAGCACTCGCTGAACCTGTGGTAACTACAGTATTAGCAACTGAAGACCCAGCAGAAGCAGAAAGTAATGCATCTAGAATAATTTGGTCTTGCCTTCTTCCGATTGCAGATCCAACAACTTGAGCAAGTTCAGATCTCTCTGAAAAATTTACTTTTTGTTGGTTAAACATATCAGAATACTCTGAAGCAACATAGTCAGTAAGACTACATGAAACAGATGCAAAACTTGTGTTTAAAGGGATAACATCGGTGCTAGGAGTGCGAACTGTGGCACTTCCTTTACCAATAGTAGGAAAGTTTACTGTGTTTCCTTCCACACCAGTTCTAGTACGAACTATTCCTTGAAGCATTGAAGTACCTTGATAGGCTTGTTTGACCTCTGCATCAAATAATTGCACGAAAGCTGGAGATAGATTTGTTGACATAATCAACTCCTGTATAAGTTAAAAAATGAACACCATCTAGGTTGTTGGATAAATCCAGCCTTTGGCTACAGATTACGTTCTGCAACGTATGATTTCTCATAAACCAAATCTGCCTATAAAAAATAGGTTATAGATTACTTCTAAATTACAGCACAAGCTGGAGCTTGTAAAGCCTTAATGGTACTTATAGAGTTTAACCAGTTTTATTAGGATATCTTTTTTCATACTCTTGCTCGACACTTCGAGTATAGGCTGGATCATTCCCATATTTAGGATCTGCCATCATATTAGCCATTCTAACAGAAAACTCTGGCTCACTTTCTTTAGAAGAAGATGTTTCTCCAACTGGAATTTGTCTTGTATCTCCCATCATAGCTCTTAGCTTTTGCAGAGTTCTTTGACCAGAAGCAGTAAAACCTAAAACATCTATTTCAGCTCTTTCTTCTTCTGTAAGCTGACCTTTATTAACTAATGCATTTGCCCATTGTTTATTAGATTTAATAATAGCTTCTGCATTATTTCCTAGTTTTTCTAATTCAGCTTTTTCTTCAAACTCATAACTTTGTTTAGCTTCTCCTGATAAGCCTATGATTTTATTAGCCAAGTCCTCAAAACCATTTTGATTTACACCATTGGATTTACACCAATCAACATAAGTTTTTACCATTGGATCTTCAACATCATAACCCTTAGACGTTAAGGCTTCTGTGTCATATTGTTCTGGAACTTTGTGCTTTCCTTTAGAAAAGTTTTTTTCTAATTCAGCTAAAGACTTAAATGCTTCTTCTTCTCTGACTTTACCTGTTTTGGCATCCCAGAACTTTTCTGGAATATGCTCTGGTCTTTCTGCTATTTCTTTCGCAGTTTCAGAACTCTCAGTATGCGAGATATTATTCTCATTAATACTTTCTGGATCTTGATTTGTTTCATTTTCTACCTCTACACTTGCCATTAATCCTTGAGGTGGTTGATTAGTCTGTTCAACTTGTTGTTCTGTTTCAGCCATAGGTTCTCCTTATCCTTTGCTTAATTTCTCTTATTACTGAATTTTGTCCTTCTCTAGCATAGCCATAACTGGGATCTGCTGAAGGTATCCATGCTGGTTGGTCAAGATAAACTTTTTCAAAATATTTTAAAACATTCTGCCCAGCTTCAGTATTGAAACATTGTGCAAAAGAAATATCTAAATCATTTTGTTCAGTTTTATTTTTAAATGGTTGAACTGTAGAATTTAATCCATCCCAGCCAACAGCATTAATTGATCTGATTTTTTCAGATTGGTTAGCCATTATTTTTTCTTTTTAGTTGTTTTTCTTTGTAAAGTAGCTAAAGAAACTGGTGTATTTTTTTTCGTAGAAGTCATTCCAGATTTCTTAGGTGGTCTTCCTTTAGTCTTTCCATAACTTCCTTTTCCCATCGGCATTAGCTTTCCCTTTCTAAGTTAAGTCCATTTAGTTTTGTTTGCCCAATAAGCACCAGACATTTTGCCCTTTGATATATTGGCTTGGTGTCTAGCCTTAAAAGAATTCGATTTTGGCGTTTTTTTACTACCCTCTCCAGAAA